GCTGCCTTACAGAACTGTGCTTTTGTTTCTACTTTAGAAATGACCAAACAGAATCCAGGCAAGCCATTTGCTTTCTTGATGGAAGCCTCAATGCTAGGCGTGGGCGTGGGCTTTGATGACAAGGGTGCGGACAAGGGATTTGATATTCACGAACCTATTGGAAAATCTGAAACATACCTTATTCCAGACACCCGTGAGGGTTGGCAGGAAAGTACCGTTGCTCTAATCAACTCATACCTAAAGCCAGAGCAGAGTGCTTTGGAGTTTGATTACAGCGAGATTAGACCTTACGGAACTCCTATCAAGACTTTTGGTGGTACCGCTTCTGGTCCAGACCCGCTACTAAAACTTCACTCTGGTATTCGTAGATTGTTTGATGGTCGTGCTGGTGAAAAACTAACTCGTGTAGATATTGCTGACATTGGAAATATGATTGGCGTTTGTGTAGTTTCTGGAAATGTTCGTCGTTCTGCTGAACTTCTTATTGGTCGCATTGATGACGACAATTTCTTGAACCTCAAGAACTCTGAGCGTTTCCCCGAAAGAAACTCTTATGACCCTGAAAATCCAGGCTGGGCTTGGATGTCAAACAACTCAGTTGCCGTTGAAGTTGGAACAGACTTTGACCCAATTGTTGAGGGTATTGCTAGAAATGGTGAGCCTGGTGTTATCTGGATGGATGTATCTCGTAAATATGGTCGCTTGATTGACCCAATCAATAACAAGGATGCCAAGATTATGGGCTACAACCCTTGTGCTGAGCAGAGCCTTGAGTCTTATGAAATGTGTACTTTGGTTGAGACCTATCTGAACCGCCACACTGACATTGAAGATTACAAGAGAACTTTGAAGTTTGCGTATCTTTATGCCAAGACCGTAACCCTATTGCCAACGCACTGGGAAGAAACCAACGCCATTATGAAGAGAAACAAGCGTATTGGAACTTCTATGTCTGGTATCGCTAACTTTGCTGACAACCGTGGGTTGCCAACTCTAAAAACTTGGATGAACGATGGCTATTTGACTATTCAGCGTTATGACGAAATTTATTCAGACTGGTTAGGTGTTCGTGAGTCAATCAAGACAACAACCGTAAAACCATCTGGAACTGTTTCTATTTTGGCTGGAGAAAGTCCCGGCGTTCACTGGACACCGGGCGGTGAGTATTTCTTGCGTGCTATTCGCTTTGGAAACAATGACCCAATGTTGCCTCTATTCAAGATGGCCAACTACCGCATTGAACCTGCCTCTGAAAGCCCAGACACTACTTCGGTTGTGTTTTTCCCAATCAAGTCTGGTGCTAAGCGTGCTGAGCGAGATGTGTCTATTTTTGAAAAGATGAACTTGGCTGTGACTGCTCAGCGTTATTGGTCAGACAACTCTGTATCAGTAACCGTCTCTTTTGACCCTGAAACTGAAGCAGACAAGATTGGAACTGTGCTTCACATGCACGATGGACAATTGAAGACTGTATCGTTCTTGCCTAGTGGAAACTTTGTTTATCCTCAGATGCCGTACACCCAAATTACCAAAGAAGAGTATGAAGAAGCAGTTGGAAACTTATTCCCAATTGACTTTGCTGGTGTCTATGCTGGTATGGCTTCGGATGCCATTGGCGACGCTTATTGTACGACAGACGCTTGTGAGATAAAACTTATTACTGAAAACCTAAAGGATAAGTAATGGCAAAAGTAATTGTTTACAGCAACCCAAACTGCACTGCTTGTGAGCAGACAAAAAGATTTCTTACTGTAAAGAACATTCCTTTTGAGTCAAAGATGATTTCAGATAGCCCTGAAGTTTTTTCTTTGATTGATGAAAAAGGATACAAGTCTGCTCCAGTAGTAGTTGCTGGGGAAAACAGTTGGTCTGGGTTTAGATTAGATAAGTTGAGTGAGTTGCTCTAATGCCAACTTATGAATATTTTTGCCCTGAGTGTGGGTTAGATTATTCTGAAGAAAGACCTATTACGGCAGAAGAAAAAGAATTGACTTGCGCTGCTGAAGGTTGCGGTGCTAAACTCAGTAGAAAGTTTGCAACACCACCTATTGTTTTCAAAGGCACTGGCTTTAGTTCCAATAGGGGATAAGGAAAATATGTCGGAATTTGATTTTGGACTCCCGTTTCTTTCTGAAGAAAAAGGTTCTCCACCTTGTTCCGAAACTGACCCTGAAGCCTTTTTTCCGCAAGACATAGAAGGAAAAATAACTGCTATTTATTACAACGAGCGCGGGGCTAAGCAGGTTTGTAGTACTTGTGTATATAAAATCGATTGTATGATTTTTGCCATAAAAAATGGAGAAGTCGGTATATGGGGCGGTACTACTGACGGACAAAGAAGAAACATTAAAAGAGCGGCTAAATACAACAAAAAATCTATTGAAGAAATAGCCCTAGAACAAAAGTAGTAAAATAGTAATAGCCCTTGGGAGAGAGGCAAGTAATCGTATCTACCCAAGGGAGAAAATGTGAAAGTCGCATCAATCATCTTCAAGAGAACTATCGCTCTTGTAATTTTAAAAGTCAGTGCTGTTTTAGCCGCTGGTTCTATCGGTGGCGTTGAACTCTGGCAGTCAGCCCTAATCGCCGCTTTTGTTGGAATTATGGAAGTTGCTGAAAGTCTGGCTCGTGCCTATGTCGTTGATGGAAAACTAGACGAAGACGAAATAAATGTCGCCTTTGCTAGTTCAGCCGAGGCAGCGTTGGCTGAAACAAAGAAAAGCAAAATTAGCGAGTAGTTTGTCTTTGCATTTTTACAAATGCTTGCTAAACTATTTGCGTCGCAACCGCGACAAACATCTAAGTATAAATAACTTAATATTGTTCACAACAACTGCTTAGGTGTACGACCAAAAAAATTCTCCCCGTCAAGTTAGCGCCTGGCGGGGAGAAGTTTTTAATTGGTGTTTAGTTTTTGATTTTGGTTCTAGCAACTCCGTAATATAGCGGATTTGAGGAACTTAGACCCAGTGCCTTAGCAATCTTGGTCAGGGAAACTCCGTTGTCTTCATACTCGTGGCGAAGAGCCTCGTGGTAATCTTCAACGCTTTTATCCTTAGCGGCCTTGATACGCTCTACTGCTTCGGCTAACTGCTCTGGAGTAGCCTTGCTACGAGAACGCTTTGTTGATGGTGCTACATCTGCCGTAGTAACACGACGACGGACACCAGCGTAGGTAACGCCAACTGCTTGGGCAATTGCGATAAGCGAGCCACCCTTGTTGTAATACTCAACAAGTAGGCGAGTGTATTCACGACTTGCGTCGTGCTGTGGCGACTTAGTGTTGCGTTTCTATATCTGGGCTTGAAAAACCTTTATACCTGATTATAGACACGCCGTTTATTAGAAAGCAAATTAATACAATAAGCCCACGGCGAACATGTATGATAGTTTCTATACAAGAAATTACATAAGGAAGTTATGGGAAAAGCAAAGAAATCGGCTCCTTCAACCCCTGCTAAAAAGGGCGACAATAATGACCGCAACAACGGCAAGGCGTGGAAGAAACGCCCCAAGGTGTTTGACAAAATCAAACGCAAATTAGTAACTAAGGAAAAGTAATTGAAAAAATCAATCGCAATCGCAGGTATAGCCCTGCTTATGGTTGGACTAACTGGATGTGCAGGTAAGTTTGAATTGTTTCAAAAAGCCTACGAAACATGTGGTTCCCCCGCTGGAATTAGAGTATCCGATGAAGGAAAATCCATCACCATTGATGGCTATGGAGAAGATGACTACTCTGGAGCAGACCTCTACGACACCGTTTGTGTCCTAGACGCAATCAAGACTCCTGAGTATGTAATCTCAAACATGGAAACTACAAACTCGTTGATGGGTAGACAAAGTGCTACATTTGGTGATAATATAGATGTATCTTGGTCTTACCACCCAGATAACGGATTAGACATCGTAATCCATAAAAACTAAATAAAGCACTAGGGGATGACAGGTTTCGACTGGCATCTGACATTTGGTGAAGCACGCAGAGACCGCCACGCACTCTTGAAGTGTGGCAAAAACAATAAATGCTGAATCTCGTTCCGCATTCGCTTTAGTAGCGTAAAGACTACTTAAGCCCCTAGAAAAGCAGTAGTTCTCGCTGGGCATCTAGGTTTCAAATAAAGAGGACAAACAGCACCACGGTAACAACTCAAACCGTAATTGAGTTTGACTCAGCGTCTGGTAGGTCAATCGCTGGGAAAACAAGGAAACTACCTAAGCGTGTAGAAGAACAAATTGAATATGTTAGGACAGGGGTTCAATTCCCCTCATCTCCACGCTTGCAGACAAAGGAGCGTAAAGCGGTCTGCCCTGTAAAGGAATTCTCCAAGGACTGGCGTAGCCAAGGGCTACGAGTCAACTCTTGAAGTTGGTAGTGCGAATCTACACAGTCCACAAAAATATTTGTGTGTTGCTATTGACACGATTTCCATTTTGTGTATAAGATACTAATAACAAGTTCTCGACGGAGAACTTGGAGTATGGCTGAACAACTCCAATCTTCAGATGGGGGAGTAAGGCACTATCGGATACTAGCGTATCGCCTTAGCGGGCAAACGGTAGGTGTGCTGAAAAGCGGGCTAAGAACCGAACTGAATTGGCACTGGTGGTAAAACGCAATCCACTTACTCACTACAAAAACCCTTTGGGCACCTCTCGCTCAAGGGGTTTTTGACTACTAAGATGGTTAGATAAGATGTTGGCGTATAAATTTGTGTTTAGGTTTATACGAGCCAAGTGTCCAAAAAACGATACATTATTATATAACTTTTGAAGAAAGACTTAGATAAATGACGGATAACTACCAACCACATTTTGATACTGACTTAGAGCGTGGCAAGGTTGGCGAGAACTTACTCAACACCTTTCTGGCTGATTTGGCTGGAAATAAGTTTGAGGTGAAGACTGACTATCGTGCTTGGGAAACTGGCAACTTTTACATTGAGACTTGGCAATACAGACAGCCAGACGCAATTGACAAAAAACAATCTGGAATCAATATCACGGAGGCTGAATACTGGTGCTTTGCTGGGCCTAATGGCAACGGCTTTGTAATGATAAAAACTGATGCTTTGAAAGAAATGCTTAGAGCAACTGACTATCGTGAAGTACACCAACCAATCTCAACACTTGACACAAACGCCAGTATTGGTAGGCTGGTTCCAGTTTTAGATGTATTGAGAAAGATAGGGTTGTGATGAAAACACTAAAGGGCTACGCTCTGGCTGGTAAAAGCGAGAGCAGAGAGCGTGTAGAAAATGATTTCTATGCAAGAGACCCAAAAGCACTAGATATGCTTTTTGCCGCGGAGCCTTTCGGCGACGGCGATTATTTAGAGCCTTGTGCTGGTCAGGGGCACTTGACTAAACGCATCAAAGAACTTGTTCCAAACGCAAAGGTAGACAGTATTGACATCGTTGATAGGGGGCTTAGTGGGGTTATTGTTGCTGACTTCTTAGAATATGAAACTGAGAAAAGGTATGACTACCTAATCACCAATCCGCCTTATTCGCTTGGCAAGGAGTTTGTAGAAAAAGGCCTAACGCTACTAAAAGACGGTGGCAAGATGGCTATGTTTTTAAAGATACAGTTTCTAGAGGGCGACAAGCGTAGAGAATTATATAAACAAAATCCGCCCAAATACATCTATGTTTTTACCAAGCGTATGCTCATTGTATTAGTAAACTTATTCAATATTATTTACATAAAAACCTGTGTTGCCCCAACGCAGAAATCTATCGATAGAAAGATAAAAAGAAATGCAAGAAGATAGTTTTATTGAAAAGTTTAGGGCTAGTTTGGGCGATAAAGCCGCTACTTTTGGAGCAAGCCTTGAGAAAGTATTTTCGGCGGAAGAAGAGAAATCTGAAATCATCAACGCCCCTAAAGTAATAGAAACTGAAAAAATTAAAATAGACAAAGAAGACTATGAGATTTTGGCTGTGAGTTGGAAAGAGTTGGGTGCTAGCCAAGAGCGTGAAGAAATTCGTAGCATTCTTATTCAAGCCCGACGAATAGGAAATCAGCATTCAGATAAGAAGTTTGTAGATGGAATAAACTTTGTTCTAAATGAACTAGACGAAAGAGACAAAAATAAATAGTGAGTAAGTACTATGAAAACGCAGACGCTGTTGTCTATCACGGGAACTGCCTAGATGAACTAAAGAATTTAGAAGATAACTCCATTGACGCTGTTGTCACCGACCCACCTTATGAACTCGGTTTTATGGGCAAAAAGTGGGACAACACTGGGATTGCTTACAATGTTGATGTTTGGCGTGAGTGTCTTAGGGTATTGAAACCTGGTGGGCATTTACTAGCCTTTGGTGGCACTAGGACTTGGCATAGGTTGGCTGTTGCTATTGAGGATGCTGGTTTTGAAGTCAGGGACAGTATTGCTTGGATTTATGGTTCTGGTTTTCCAAAGTCGCACAACATTAGTAAGGCGATAGATAAGTTGCATGGGGCTGAAAGAGAAGTTGTTGGGCGTAATCCAAATAGTAGAGAAAACGCAACTAAAGCAAATACTTTATAC